TCGTCGGCACCGAGCCGGGCATGGCGCAGGTGGTAGAACTGCCCGTCGAAATCGACCGGGCCGCGGACATGGCGGAAGCGATGGCAGCGCGCTTGTCGAAGGCCAGCTGCTGTTCCGGGCTGGTCAGCTTCTCCCTGATGCTGTTGGTCAGCTCCTGATGGCGCTTGCTGTACTCTTCTACCAGGGGGCGCTTGACGGCATCACCGTTCAGGACTTTGGAGAAACCATCATCCCCGTATTCCATTTCCAGCTGGCCATCCAGCAGCTCGGACGTGGATTCCTCGGCGATAGCCTCGTCCAGATCCCGCTTCTGCTTGGCAGCCAGGGTCATCATGACGTTGCCAAGCCCCTGAACAGCATTGCCTGCATCGACGGCAGCAGCTTCCACCTGGCCTAGACGCGGAGTCTCCAGCTGCAAACGAGAAATGCCGCCCTGCACCGATGGGGTGGGACGGCCGCCAAGATCTTGGGCTGTCGGTAAGCGTGCCATTAACTCATGCTCCCGAATTTATCAAGCAATGATGATGCTCCGCCGAGAACTGTTCCGAACATGGAAAGCTGGCTTGCTTTCGCGGTGTTCTTACCCTCGGTCAGAGCTGCGGACGCTGCGCTCTTGCCACTCAGGCGGCGAGCCATGCCGGCTACGGTCTGGCTGCGGGCCTGTTCCTCGCCTTCGTACATGGCCAGGGCCGAGCGGTAGGCACCCTCGGCGTAGATTTCGTTGATCAGGTGGACGACAGTAGGGTCCGAAGCGCCAGCGCCGCTACCTGCGGCCTTGGCCAGCGCCTCGCTGGCTAGGAGAGCGGCGATCCGCCGCTGTTCGTAGGCTTCCCGGTGGGAGACTGCGCGGGCCTGGTTGGCTAGGTAGTCGGCCTGCTTGGCTTCGAACTCGGCGGCCACCATTTCGTTGTTGGCGGCAATCTGCGCCTGCTTCTCGGCAGCCTTGCCGGCATCCTTCTGGCCCTTGGCGCTGATCAGCGTACCGGCTACAGACGCTATGGCGCCTACTGCTGCCCATGGGAATGCCATCTGACGTACTCCCCTCTATCGTCCAGCTCAAAGCCAAGGTGTTCAAGGAACTTACCGGACGATTGTATATCCTTGTCGGGATCTGCCACCAGAGTCCAGTTGTTCTCGTCTGCCACTTTCAGCAGCAAGCGGCCGATCTTCATGACCCACAACTTATGGTGTTCGAACACTTCCGGTTTGGCTTCAGAAAAAATAACTCGCACTTTGCTAGATCTAAACAAAAAGCCGGCTACGCCGACTGGTCTTTCTTCATCCATTAAAACGTAGGCCCGCATTGTTATTGGCGGCGGTGCCCCGTAATACTCAGTGAGCAATTCAGTCGTGGCAGGTACTATGTTCACGATTTTTCTTCTACTTCATAAGCAAGCACGGCGGCCAGTACAGTAACCGGACGCGGAGATTGCGCCTGCACGCACAGCCTAGAATCACCACTCCATTCGCCTGGGAACTCTACAAGTTCTTCATCATAGAAAGCGTGCAATGTTCCAGAATCAACATCTTCCGAATTCTCTACTAACGGCATGTCATCCATCGTGGTGAAGTCTGGACCGAAAGTTAAGCTCTGCGCATAGGCATCAGCCAGCACAAATCCGAGCTGTGTAATCTTTTTGTGGAAAGTAAGTTGCGGCGGCTCACGGTCTGAGGCATACGCCAACTTCGTACTTTTCCATTGCGCGGTATACGACAGGCCGACATAGGCAGTGGTCACGGCTTCCGGTAGCGTGGTGATCTGCCCGCCGACCACTTCCTTGGTGCCAAGATCCTTCCCGTTACCCCACACCACCACGGTCTTGCCCTCCAGATGGCTCAGGCCTGTAATGGTCGTGGTGGCTGCGCCGGAATAGGAAATGAACGAGTCACTGGTCTTGGTCGTGGTAGCGCCGCGTGCTTCAGACTCCAGCGCCCAGCGTTCCAGATAGCGCTTCGTCACGCCGTTGATCGTGCGCTTCACCACGTAATACACGGCGTCTTCCACGTCGCCAGGTAGCACGACAGCATCTTCGACCGTGCCGTCCGTTTCGAATGTGACCCAGCACAGGACGTTTTCCACCGGGTTGTAGATCAGGATGGCTACGATGCCGTCCGAGCGGACGCAGTGTACGCGGGTATCCGGCAGGCGCTGGACGGCGACGTGAACGATACTCGGCTCGCCCACTTCAGGCACCACCAGGGTGGCTTCGGTGCTGCGGTAGTCGCCTACCTCACCATCAAAGGCCAGCTCGAACAGCCTGGTGCCGCCGCGCTGCACGTACACGCCACGGCTGTCAATCTTGACGGCCGGCGTGGTGAACCGCGACCCCTGCGACGAGGCTTCCTTGATGTTGAAGTTGGATGGGGTCAGCACCTCGTCAAACGAGGTTGCGCGTACCGAGTGTTCAGCACCCTCGGCGCCGATGATCAGGCGCTGAAGCGGCAAGATCCAGTTGATATCGTCCACCGGGCCAGATCCCACTGTCCGGTTGATCGGGCCGGAATCGCCGATGGTGTCCGGGTTGAAGTTGTGGAAGTCGTCCGATACCGAGCCGAAGATCCCGTTGCTGCCGGCCCACCACAGGCGGCCTTCGTAGAAGGCGACAGCAGAAGGGAAGCCAGACAGCGAGGACCAAGATCCTTCCGACCAGTATTTGCTGGGGTCGGTAGATCCGAACTCGGACAGGATATCCACGATAACCGAGGTCGAGCTGTTGTACTGAGCCACCCGTGCTACGCCCGTAATGCTGCCAAGCGGGTAGTCCAGAGCCGATACCATGGTGCCGGAAGTGTACTGGCCGGTCTTAATCCCGATGCGGTAGTACACGTCCTGATTGTCCAGGGTGTCGGCGTAGGTCGTGGCTTGGTTCGTGGTGTAGGTCGTCACGTCCACCCAATTGCCTACCACGCCTACCGAGCGCTGGAGTGTCGCAGTCGCCACCCAGGTTCCAGTGAGCGAAATGGTGAACCGGCGAGATTCACCTACGCCGGTAGCCAGGATGGGATTCGTGAAGGTGTTCTGCGTCGAGATATTCGCCGTCACGCGCTGGCCGGCAGATCGCGCCTTGAACAAACAGCCCACGTGCGTATCCGCGAAGATCCCGCGAGAAGCTGTCATCGTCACTTCGCCGGTCACGGCGCTGACGGCAATTGTCGTCTCGGTGACGTTCTCTTTGAAGTATGGGCCGTTGTCTGACAAGTACCACACCAGGGACCATGACGTTTCCGAGCGGCGTTCGATCTTGCGCTGGAGGAAGTTGTTACAGGCCACGAAAAGGATATCGCCGCTCTGGTCGTAACGGACGCTGCGCAAATCGTTGGTGCCCCACGGCGCTGGTAGCACCATTGGGCCGGCTGCTTCCACGTTGACAGAATCGACGTACACCGGGTAGGTCAGCGTACTCATGAACCTGATGGAGAAGTTACCGGCTGGGATGAACGACAGGGAGTGATAGCCAGTGTCCAGAACGGTTTCGGCAATGTACCCGTCGCCACCAGTAGTAGATCCGACCCGTAGCGTGACCGGGCCACGTGCAATCTCAATGCGTAGTGCGTGTTCGACGTTCTGGCTGGCTACTGGAACCGCTACGGTCTGGTCGCGGATAGCTGCGCTGGTGCCGTCGCCCAGCAGCGACATATAGCCGAAGCTGTTCCAGGCGCTAGTGGCGCCAGCTTCGTCATTGTCCGTCCAGCTGTTGATGTTGCTGGTGAAGTTGCCGTTCACCACAGCGGTGGTTACAGTCGGGCGCGTGATAACGGCATCGTTGACCCATACACGCATGGCCTGATCGGTCAGTTCCACCAGGGCTGTATCGTCAGTCGAGAACACGAACGACAGGAAGCGGGCTTGGGCGTTGTTGTGCGTGGAACCGAGATACCCCAGGCCTGGGCGAAGCATCATGGACCCCAGCACGCGGGGCATCCAGTTGTTCATTCTCTCGGCTGAGAAGGAAAGGCGCTTCATGTCCACGCGGGCGAGGGCCAGCTTGGAAATCAGGCCTCGGTTAAAACCGAAAAATGCAGTCGATTTCCTGGCCATTTCATCACCCGATCAGCTGATTGCGCTTGCCTCTATCACGGCTCATTCCGCCTCGGCGAGAAGCGTTCCAGTTACCTTGAGGCATAAACGCGGTGGACTCTGCCATGGCGTCTTTGCTGCGTGCATCCTTCAGGCGAGCCTGCATCATACTGAAGATGATGCCGTGCTTCTCGGCGCTCTGCGTGATGGTAAGCGCGGCTTCGGAAGCGAGGAAGGTAGCTACGTACTTGGCGAACGTGACCGGCCAGCGCGTGTAGTCGTAGCCGTAGTTGCTGTCCTTGGAAATGTAGCGGACGTAGATGGGGTCGATATCGGCAAACCAGAAGCCGGTTTCTTCAAGCACCTTGAGCAGCGGGACGTTGAAGAATTCGTCCTCGGCCACGCCCACGGTTCGGATGAAATCGTTCGGCTTGTCGAAGGCATTCATGTAGCCGAAGTTCGGAATGGTCGTTGTCGATGCTTCGATTTCGACAGCCCGCGTGGCGAAATTCCACAGACCTTGCTCTAGGCAGTAGTCGAGTGCGCCATCGTTCCAGATATCATCCAGAACGCGGCGCGGCTCTCGGTTTTCCGCCAGGCTTGCCAGGCGGCGTTCACCCAGCAGACGCAGGGCTTCGTTGTAAAGTCCAAGCTGGGTAATCGCCATGGCATGCCGCCCTTACAAAGTCATAACGTAGGAATCGAGCCAAACCTGTGCTTCGCGCTTGCTGGCGCATTGCTCTTTCAGCGGCTCATTGTCTTCTGCACGGATCACACACCATCCCAGGTGCGGGCCACGATGCTTGATATAGAACTGGTCGAGCGAGCCGGCTACCATCTGTTCGATTTCCTGGCTGGTCAGATCCAGGGTGAAAATCGGAACCATCTTCGCCCATACACGGCCGCAGGAGAGAACCAGCAGCTCAGCGTACCACTCACCGGAATCGACGCGGACGCGGATTCGGTCATACGGGCGCAGCTTCGGCGCCACGTTGGCGAGGAAGGCCGGTTGCAGAACATCTTCCAGGGAAGTACCGGATTCGACAGTGAGGGTGTAATTGGCGTTCTGGTATTCGTCCAGAGCGAACCGGGTGGGGTCCAGGGACATAGGAATCTCCAGGGAAAAAGAAGGGGGCGGCGAACCGCCCCCAAGTGGATCAACCGAAGGTCGAAGTGACCAGCGATCCGGTGGACATGCTAGCTGCGCCTGCCGTGGTGATCCCGGTAATTGCACCCATGAACGAAGTGACGCTGGAGCCAGCCGAAGAGAACTGGACACCCATTACCAAATCGCCTGGACGCATGCCGAGCGCTTCACCATCGGAGAAGAAGCCGGACGCCACCAAGTCGGTGGTCAGGTTGGTGGATGCGTAGAACCACAGACCGCCACCTTGAGCGCCAGGGGCGTTCGGGTTGGTGGTGAGGCCAGTAGTGCCGAAGCTACCGCCGATGCTCTGGATAAGCTGGCGCGGCGGATTGGATACGGACGAAGCCGCAGTTGTACCTGAATAAGCCATGATCAGTTCTCCAGATTACGAGGCAACGTAGGCGCTGCCGTCATGGTTAATGACAACCACACCTGCGTTTTGCAGCAGGGCGGACCCCATGAAGATGGTCGCACGCGCCCAGGAATAATCCTGTTCCTCGTCGTATCCGACCGGCGTTTCCACGCCACCAGTGTTGGCGGCATGTCCGATGGCGCTCTTGTGGTACAGGAAGCACTTCTCGGCGCTGGTGCCCTTACCCGGAAGGTTCGGGTGTTCAACGATCAAGCAGTTCCGCCACTTGTACGCCATCGGCTTGTCGCGCCACGAAGGATCTTGTCCAGCGTAAGGGCGAAGCTCAACGTACTGAGCGTTGGCGAACTCGGGCGCCTGTTCCAGATAGGCCAGCAGAGCCGGGGTAGCGAGCAGCGTGATATTGGAGTCCCATGGCACGCTGTTGTTGCCCAGGATCACGCGGGCATGCTGGAACTGAGACACCGACCCGACAGCGGTGGCGCCGGTATCGTTGGTAGCGGTGTTCAGGGTGGTGATGATTTCGCTGTCGATCTTGCGATTGATCACCGACATGGTGGTGTCTTGCATGATCTGCCGCTGGTTGCCCTGCGACGCGAAAATGTTGAAACCACTCTTGCGCGACAGATCGTGCCATTCCCGCAGGATCGCCGAGTTTTGGGTGAGGTTGTCGCTGCGAGCCGGGATCATGCCATTGACGCCGCGAGTTTGAGCTTCAGCGCCACCGGAATCCGCAACTAGGAACACAGCAGTGTTTCCCTTGATAACGGCGTCGGTGGTGACGGTATCGCGCAGGAGGGTCTGCTTCTGTTCGAAGCCGGCGATGAACTC